AAGAACATAACAGCCTATACATACAATGAGCTACTAATAGGATCTGCTTTAATGGAAGGAGACGGCTACGCTTTAATAGATAGAAGTGGCGGCAAGATAGAATTAACCCCTTTACTTTATGAGAATGTAGAACCGTTTATTTATGATGATGAAATATTCTATCAAGTAGACGGTATGGATATGCCTATAAGCTCGGGTGATATGATACACCTTAGAGGCTTTGGAGTAGAACTTGCACACGGTATGAGTGCTATGGATGCACACAGACAGACTTTAGGTTTAGCATTAGCAAGCCAAAAAGAAAATATAAACTTCTATGCTAAGGGTACTAAGATAGACGGCATTATAGAAATGCCAGGAAAGCTAGATGAGACTACAAAAGGCAACATTCAGAAAGTATTTGACAAAAAGTATTCAGGTGTAAACGCTACAAGTAGCACGCCTATAATAGATGCGGGTATGAGCTACAAGCCTATAGGAATGCCGCCCAAAGATGCTCAATTTATAGAATCTAATAATTTTAGTAGTAATGAAATAGCTACAATGTTTGGCGTTCCTGCACCAATGATAAACCAATTAGAGAGAGCCACACATTCAAACATCGAGCAACTAAAAATAGACTTTGTTACAAATTGCCTTATGCCTTGGGTGGGTAAACTAGAGCAAGAATATTACAATAAGCTACTTACACCTAGAGAGGAAGAAGGATATTTTAAGTTCAATGTGAACTCTTTAATGCGTGGAGACAGTAAAACACGTGCAGAGTTCTATAGAATAATGATGTCTACTTCTGTAATGACTATTAACGAGGTGAGAGCATTAGAAGATATGGACGGTATAGATGGAGGTGACGAAGTAATGGTTCCACTTAATATGATACCTATAAGCCAATCAGATGCTTACTATAAAAAATTGACAGATAAGGCTGCAATAAAAGAAATAACATAATGGAAAATAAAGAAAAACGATATATCACAGGTTCTATAGAGATAGAAAAGCGTGAAGGAGAAACAGAAACAAGAACTATAAGCGGTTACGCTGTAGTGTTTGATAAAGCTAGCAGCGTGTTAGGTGGTAAGTCTTTCGGGTTTACTGAGACCATAGGGCGTGCAGCATTTGACGGGGTAGATATGAGCGGGGTCATAGCCACTTTTAACCACAACTTTGATAATGTATTAGCAAGGTCAGATAGTGGCTCTTTGTCTTTAACGATGGATAATGTAGGTTTAAGGTATTCTTTTGAATCCCCTAATACTAGTTACGGTAACGACTTACTAGAGAATGTAAGGAATGGGAATGTAAAAGGTTCTAGCTTTATGTTTACAGTGAGAGACCAGAAGTGGACGTATAGAGATGGTGAGGGAATAGATGAGCGAGAGATCACACAAGTAGATGAATTATTTGAGTTGGGACCCGTAACCGTACCAGCATATCCAGATACCACAGCAGCACAAAGAAGTCACACATCTAATAAGCCTAACGTAAATGAGAGCGATGGATACGAGACAGTAGCAAGGCGAATCAAGATTTTAAAAACAAAGTTTACCTAAAATAAGGTAGAATTTATAAAAGTTTGTACTAATAAAAAAAACACAAAATGAACAAATCAGCAGAAATAAGAAGTGAGATCGATGCTAAGATTGCATCGCTCACAGCTTTGAATGATTCAGAAGGCAAAAGCCTAACTGATGAAACTAGAAGTGCTTTTCAAACAAAATTTGAAGGGATAGAAAAAGAAATTGTAAACCTTAAAGCAGACGAGAAACGTGAGTTGACTATGGAAACTATGCGAATCGAAGGAGCATCAGGTGAAAAGAGAAAACTTGATTTAGCGAATGCAGCAGGTGGAGCATCTAAGGAAGGGAAAGAAGAGAAAGAAACAAAAAGAAGTTTCTCAATATCTAACTTTATCAAAGAGGCTCGTTCAGATGGTGGCTTAACAGGCATCAACAAAGAAATGCACGAAGAGGCAGTTTCTGAGTCAAGAGCTAACGGCAGAGCGGTAGAAGGTTATGGTATGCCATCAATGGTGGTAAAGCGTAATATGAACGCAGGCACAACTACAGCAGGTGGATTTACAGTACCAACAGAGGTTATGAGTATAGTAGATTATCTATACAACAAATCTACACTTCGTGAATTAGGAGCAGACTTTATGACGGGGCTTAGTTCCGACCTTAGTTTCCCAGTAAGAGACAATGCTATTACTAGCGGTTGGTTATCAGAAACAGCAGCATCTAGTGCGGTATCTCCTACTTTCGCTCAGAAAACAATGAGTCCAAAGAGATTAGGTTCGCACATTGATTTATCTAATCAGTTAATCACTCAATCGAATGCGAGCATAGATGCTTACATTACAAGAGAGCTTGCAGGTAGTATGTTAGTTGACCTTGAAGGAGCAGCTATAAATGGTTCTGGATCTTCTAATCAGCCAGAGGGTATACTTAACACTACAGGAATAGGTAGTGTAGCACTTGGGACTGATGGAGGTCCAATAACTTGGGCTGCTATTGTAAAGCTAATTACAGAAGTAGCACAAGACAATGCAGAACTTGGAGATTTAAATTACTTAACAAACGCACAAGTAAGGGGTCAAATGCAAGTAATTCTCAAAGCTAGTGGAGTATCAGGATACCTATTAAACGAGGCTAATTCTGCACTAAACGGTTACGGATTAGGAGTGTCACAGCACGTACCATCTACCCTTACAAAAGGAGATTCTGATGTATGTTCTGCACTTATCTACGGAAACTTTAACGACTTAAAAATAGGTCAATGGGGAGGACTAGATATATTGGTTGACAAATATACGCAAGCGGAGAAAGGAACTACAAGAGTAGTTGCAAACGGTTACTTCGATGTTTTGGCATTGAGACCACAGTCCTTCGCGGCTATCACAGACATCACTACGGCATAGTAGGGGTTGTTTATTCATAATTATAGGGGTAGGTTATGCCTACCCCTTTTTATTTAAAAAAATGTTACAATGGCAAATAATAAAAAAGAAATTAAGACTACCATAAAGAAAACAACTATTACTGTAAAAGCACTAATGGAACTACCACGAGTAGGTCTAGCTTATAGTACAGGTGATGTTTTCGAGTTAAATGCTGAATTAGCAAATGATTTAATAAAAGATGGATTAGTAGAAAAATGTGGCAAGTAGTAACATATCCAGCAGCTAAAGCCCTTAGTGTTGATGATGCTAAAAGGCATCTAAATATATTAGATACGTCTTTCGATACGCTTATAGGTGAGTACATAGATGCGGCTCAGTTAATGCTATACAAAGAGGCTAACATTATAGCGAGTCCAATGGCATTTAAACAAGTCTATCAGTCGTGGGAGGAGTTTGATTTTAATTTAGAGCCATTTACTAGCGTAATTATAACCTACTATGATGCTAATGACGATGTGCAAACATTGGCGGCTAGTGATTACAAAGTTTATGATGGTGGGTTTCCAGTGGTTATATGCCCAGTAGAAATGCCTGCACTTTATGATAGAGTTAATCCTGTCATAGTTAATGTAGTGAGTGGGTATTCAGCAGCACCAGATAACGTAAAGCAATGCCTTAGAATGATAGTAGCAGATTTATATGAAGTACGTCAAACAGAGGTGCAAGGGAGCTACTCAGTGCTTAGTAGAAACACACAGTATCAGATTAGTTTAATAAGTAGACGGGCTGCAATATGATGAACATAGGCAAACTTGACAGACGTATAGATATAGAATCTTGGACTTACCTAGCGAATGCACAAGGTGAGAAGGTGGCTACCTATTCTGTTTTTCATTCAGCATTTGCACACGTTCAGAAAGCGGGCGGTAATGAGCGTGAAGAAGGGCAAAAAGAGACGGCCACTAATAAGGTAAAGTTTAAGATTAGATTCTTTGCAGGGATAGATGAGACTATGCGAATAGTGTACAATAGTATTTATTACGATATACTAGAGATACAGGAGTTAGGCCGTGAAGGTCTATGGATTACAGCAGAAAGGAAAAACTAATGGCTACTATAAAAATAGAAGGGATGGAGGAGCTAACAAGGCAAATTCAAAACATACCAAATGACAAAGTAAAACGTAGAGAGTTGCTAAAGATTCTAAGACGTCAAGCTAAACCACTATTGGCATCTATAAAAAGCAAAGTACCTATATCTGATGGCTTTATTAAAGTTCGTGGTGGCTCTGTAAAAAGAAAAAACAAGACAAATCAAACAGGCGAAGTAGAGGCTATGAATCTAAAAAAGTCCTTTAAGATAAAAACTGGCAAATCTAAGATGATGCCTAATGTAGCGGTAGGACCCAATAGAGGAGGTAGAGGTAAGAATGATGGATGGTACGCTCACTTTGTTTTGTATGGAACAAAGCACATACAAGGCGATGATTTTGTAAAAAGAGGTGCAGACCAAGTACTACCAGCGATAAGCGTAACAGCTAGTGAGCAACTAAGAAAATACATAGTTAAAAAAACAAAACAAATACCATTTATAAAATGAGAGTAGAACTAACAAAGAGCCACGCAATACACACAAAGGTACTGCCTAAAGGTATGCAGCTAAGAGTGAGAACGTGGCTAGGAGAAGAGCTAATAAATAAAGGTGTAGCTATAGAATTAGACGGAGAGACTAAAGAAGAAATAGTAGAAAATGCTATGCAGTCATCGTTTGATAATGCAGAAACACCAGAAATTGAAAAACAAAGTTTACCTAATAAAAAGAAAAAAGGTAAGTAATTTGAACTAATTAAAAAAATAAAACAATGGCACAAACAGCAGGAATATTAAACGGAACACTCGCCAAAATAGAGGTAGGTGGTACTGTCATTGCTCACTTGACATCTAATGGAATATCAGTATCTCACTCTACACGAGATGCAAGTTCTAAAGGTAGTGGTGGAGCAAAAGAATCATTAGAGGGGCAAACTTCGTGGTCAATAAGTGGTGAAGGTCTATTCGCAGAAGATGCGAGTTATGGCTATGAGGACTTATGGGATGCGTGGCTTGCACGTACTAAGCTAACTATCACTTATAGCGATGCAGTAGCGGACGATATAGAGTATAGTGGAGATGCTTATATTACATCTTTAGACCGTACTGACGGGATGGAAGAGAGTGTAACTTTCTCAGTATCTTTAGAAGGCACAGGAGTATTAGCTAAAGCAACAATCACGTAAAAAATAGGGGGTAGTTCTGCTACCCCTTTTTAATTAAAAAATTATGATAATAGAAATAAACAAAAAAAAGTACACGGTTAAAGCAGGTAACAGAGCTTTTCAAAACCTTCTATCTAGCGTGGGCATTAAAGACTTACAAGATGGTAAATTTACATTTGACTCAATAGTACAACTTTATAAGGATAGTATTAGAGACAAGGGCAAACTAAGCACAGCGGATTTAGAGGATTGGGTAGACCAATGTCCTACGGCTGCGGAGGATATAATGGCAGAAATAAACGCTTTTAAGGCTCTATCAGCAGAGGCAAAAAAGTAGACAGCGATCCTTTCATATTCATACTAGGTTTCGCGTATGGCAACATTCATATAAGCCCAATTAACATAGATGATTGGGCAATGAGTGACTTATGGATAGCCTACCTTGGCTACTGGAAGAATGAGAATTTACGCAGTAGAGTAAGCTGGGAAACATCGAGATACGTCTCATTTGTGACATTGAAGTCAGCAGGAGATAAGAGATTAAAAAAGCCCACGGATCTAATGAGGTTTCCTTGGGAGAAAGTAATAAACAAAACAACTTGGACAGTAGAGAAATTACAAGCAATGAAAGAATTAAAACCAAATTGGTTCAATGAGTAGGAGTTTATTTATAAAGTTAGGATTTGATTTAAAGGCGTTTAGTACCTCAAGTCAAAAAATTGCTCGGTCACTAAACAAGACGGGCAAGAAGATGCAGGACTTAGGCAAGTCTATGTCTATGTCTTTGACCGCACCAATAGTAGCGATGGGCGGGCTTGCAGTGAAAGTGTTCGCAGACTTTGAGCAGTCAATGGCTAAGGTTCAAGCGGTCAGTGGAGCAACAGGGAAAGAGTTTGATAATCTCACAAAACTTGCAAAGGACTTAGGAATAAGTACTAGGTTTACATCTAGTGAAGTAGCAGATTTACAATTAAACTTTGCAAAATTAGGTTTTAGCTCATCAGAAATACAGAAAGTAACAGCAGCCACACTAGATTTAGCACTTGCAACAGGTGAAGATTTAGCATCAAGTGCTGCTATTGCAGGTGGTACATTGAGAGGTTTTGCACTAGAGGCGGATCAGTTGCAAAGGGTTACTGATGTAATGGCAGCATCATTTAGTAGTTCAGCATTAGACTTGGAAAAGTTTAGTGTAGGTATGCCAAAGGTGGCAGCACTTGCGGAGGCACTTGGTATGAGCATAGAAACTACTACGGCACAATTAAGTGTTTTAGCTAATTCTAACATAGATGCAAGTACATCAGGTACTATGCTAAGAAATATGTTTTTAGCAGCTAAGGAGGACGGCTTTGATTTTCAGGAGGCCATACAAGAGATAGCCAATTCTAGCGATAAGGCAAACACTGCTATGAAGTTCTTTGATAAGAGAGCGACTACAGTAGCCATAACACTATCTAAGAACATATCTAAAGTAGATGAGCTAACCAAGTCCTACGAAAACTCAGGCGGGGCGGCTGCGGATATGGCAGCTATAATGGATGCAACTTTAGAAGGGTCATTATTCAAATTAAAGTCAGCAGCGGAAGGACTAGCAATATCTTTCGGTGAAATGTTAGCACCAGTTATTAAAAAGATAGCTGATAAATTTAGTGAGCTTTCTATCCAATTTAGCGAAATAGAACCAGAAACAAAAAAGGTTATTTTAGTAGTAGCAGGACTTGTGGCTGTTTTGGGGCCGCTAATACTTACGCTTGGTATAGTAACAACAGCCATCGCATTTCTAGTAGCCTCACCCATAGCAGGCTTAATAATTGCACTTACAGCATTAGCAGTAGGGTTTACTATTTATAATACTCAGATGAGTAATGTAGATAAAGGGGTTAAGGCACTAACTAAAAGTCAAGAGGTTTTGGATGCCGCTACTAAAAAGCATTCATCTAGTTTAGAAACAGAGACAGCCGCAGCAAAGAGTTATTTTGATGCGTTAAAAAACACTAACAAAGGCAGCAGGGAAAGATCAGAATTAATAAATACTATAAATAAAACTTATGGTACAACTCTGCAAAACATAGATGACGAAAAGAAATTTATAGACCAACTAGATACAAGCTATAATACATTAATAGACACTATACGCAAAAAATTATCTATCCAATTACAAGAGGACGCCTTAAAAGAATTAGTAGGGCAAGAGAAAGTATATAAAGATGCACTAGATAAAGAAAGTGCAATACTTGCAGGGTTTGGTGATAATGTAGGGGAGTACTTAAAACAAGTAGAAGAATTAAAAAAAGCGGGTAAAGATGGGACTATAGAATTTGGATTTGGCGATGACTTTGAGGAGAAAATGCCAGAGTTTAACTATGATACTTATAATGAAGGAGCACAAGCAATAGGGGA